AGGAGTATTTTCATTTAAGTTTAACCAATCCTTCATAATTACCTCCTAATAGTAGAAATAGCGGGTTCACCTTTATTGAACACAGTATCAACAACTGCCTCAACTTTACGAGATGTGGATATACCAACCTTATCATAGCATGGAACCACAACAAGACCATAAGTTTTTGATTCACTACCTTTTCTTATTACTCTACCAATAGTTTGACTAATACCAATATAATCCATATTTCTTAAGAATAATGCTGCTTCTAATCCTTTCACGTTAATACCTTCAGATAATATACTGTGATGCAATACTACAAATCTTTTATCATCTTCTTTGCCCCATTCATTTAACTTATTAAAGAAATATTCACGATTAACTTTCTTACCATCTATAATTGCACCAGTCTTTGATGTAATATACATCCACGAATATCCACGATTTGTTAACTCAATACAGAAGTCAGATTGTGATACTAAATTAACAATTTGTTTGGTAGATCTTGCGCATATAAGTATCTTATCAGTATCAACATCATCAATAGTTGATATTACATGGTCACAATCTTTCTCATAGCTAAATCTACTATCATCAGCAACATCTATCTTCTTAATGATAACTTTAGGTGGTAATATATGACCTTCTTTCACTAACTTAGGTGCTGGTACATTTATTATTACTTTACCATAAACTTTCTCATTATTCATTCCTGGTTTCTCAACAGTAATGCTATGCTTAGGAGTAGCAGTAAAGAAAAAACACCTGCTGTTATCTCTAGTTGCAAAATGTTCAGTAGCAGGGTAAAAATTTCGCTGTACACTATTATGTGCCTCGTCAAAGTAAATTGTATCTATATGAGCATAACTTTGCTTTATTCTATGTAGAGAATGATATGTAGTAAATATAATCTTATTACCTTTACTAAATCTACTCCACTCAGCAATCTTTACGGGTGAAGTTGTGCTAAAGTGATGAGTTTCTCCACTATGAACGTGCATTACCTGAACATATCTATACTTCTCTTGTATTACTTCCAAGAACTCAGAACATAATTGCTCTGCTAATAGAATACGAGGTGCAACAACTACAATAGTTTTAAAACCACTATCAAATTGTCTGATAGCATCCTGTATCATGCACATGGTCTTACCACCACCAGTAGGCACGATGACTTGACCCTTATTATATTCACTTAAACGATTAAGTGTCTCTGTTTGATGTTCACGAAGTTGGATCATTAAATAATAACCATTAAGTAAATTATACCATAAAAGGTATTTTCACGCCATAGAGACGCTCATGGGTTCACTATAGGAACAGTTTAAACGTCCCCCCCTTACTTCTTAGAAGTATATTTATGCTTTAAATCTTTCTCTTTACTTATATCTTTACCTTTTGATCTTTCCGCATCAATAACTAAATCTCTTAATTTTCTTTCACCCTTTCTATATAATGCTTTACGTTCTTTTTCAGTATAAGATTTCTTACTTGTTCCAGTATTTCCAGGACCACCAGTTGGTTTATATTTGGGATCTACTTTTGCCTTTGGTTTCTTAGCAAGAAGTTCTGTTGCTGACTTGGTTTTAGCACCCTTTTCTTTAGCTTTACGCTCTAAATATGCCTTCTTCTGTGCATCTTTTGCTGATAATGCAGCACTTCCTCTTGATTGTGTTGGTTGCTGCTCTCTAGTAGATCTTGGTCTTTGAGTACCAATATCTTTCCTTGCTTTATATGATTTAACAGGAGTATTTGTCCCTGCTTTCATTCTACGTTTCTCTGCTTCAGTTTTCTTTCTTTCAGCACCTATTCTCCCACCTTGACCCTGTTTACGAATCTGGGATCTACCCTGAATCTCAGGATCATATGCTTCAAGAATGAATTGCTTAAACGTTTTCATCAGCAAAAAGTGGGTTTTAGTTATTTAGGGTTTTCTGTTGTCTTCTTAATTGTAGAACCACCCTTAGAGACTAAATCATTTTTGTAAAAAAACTTAACTCTTTCCCTACGGAGTCCAAGTAAACGATCATACTCTGCTTTTTGCTCCTTAGTAAACTTAAATGCTTGATTCTTAACTTGTTCTCTTAATTCTGCCATTTGTTTAAAAATTTCAGATGGTTTCATGGATTTTAAATCTTAGTTATATAATAAGAACAATTTAAACGTCCCCCCCTATGTCCTATCATCATAATGTGAATAATGCTGAACAACAGGACTCTCACGCTTTTTAACAAACTTTAATTGATGCCAAGATGATTCATAACATAATAATAATGTATGAACATATTTGTGAGTAGGATTATCTTCCAACTGGTGTTGAGGTTTAGGTCTAACACCAGTTTCTATTGTAATATACCTTGATGCTGGATTCCATCCATATTTAACCCTTTTTTCATTGTCTACTTCATCTCCTTTAAAATAGACCCAACCTTCATCTTTACCATACTCACCACGATCCCAGATCACATAATCATCTACTTCAGGTTCATATTGTTCAGGCATGATTGATTGTTTATTAAGTTAAAAATTAAAGAAGATTTGTTGGCAACCATCCCTTATCTGTTTTTGATTCAGTTGGGAATCTTACATCATCCTGTAATACTGCTTTTAGATCATTAGGGTTCTCACCATTTCGAACATATCTTTTTAACATGCGATCACATTGACCTTTAGTTAAATTTTGTGCTTGATCTTCAATCAAGTGCCATCCATTAGATGCTTGCTGAACGATCTTATATTTTAAATCTGATTGTGGAGTATTAGTCATTTGTTTTAATCTATCTCATTATATGTAGTAAAATACCCTACCATTATAAATGATAGGGTATAAAATGTCAAGAAGTTGGATCGTAATATTTCATATAGAGAACAAATCCAACAATAGATAAGACCACAAGTAATCCAAGATAAGCAAACATAATTAGATAAACTCCGCAAGATAATAATCAACAGTGATTTCTAATTTTGCTGCTTCTTGTTCACATTCTTCGATGAACTTTTCCAGCATTTCATCTGTTTTGTTGATGAAGTGTTTTTCGCTGTTCATGCTGCCACCTCCTTTGGGATTTCTTTTCTAACTGGTTCGTCATAATGTAAATCATAACATTCCCAGACACCATTGTCAAAGATGTAAGCATATTCTTCATTCTTAGAGAAGAAATCTTGCTCAGTGAGATCTAATCTCGGTTCAGTATTTTCTCCTCTGTCATTATAATACTGAACATGAAGTTCTACCTTTTCAAGATTCCAATTAGTATCAGAATCACAACAAGATATATCTCCACCATCAATTAACTCTGCAACTTTCTCTCTTGTGTTAAACTTATCTCTTAAAGTAACACCTAACCACTGTGGATAACCATCCCAGTGATGATAAACAGATAGAATAGAATCATCTGCCAATCTTAAACCAATTCGAGAACGAGTTGCCATTTAAAAAGTGGGTAAAAAGCTAGCGGATGTTAGTTCTTTCTTCGGTTGCGAACCGAGAGGCACATCCATCTCCTCGTTGTTGTGTGTAGGACTTACAGGGCGTAATTTCTCAACTGAATTGAGACAACCATAGACCCTTGCCTAAATTAGCGGGAGAAACATTGAGGGTAAGTAATTTTAATTCATCATCATGTCTCTGCTTCTTGCTTTTAGAACCTCACCCATAGATGGGAATTTTGGTGCGTGTCAGAGTAGATGAACCCTCAACTGTTTCTCACTATTCATACACTTTAAACGTCCCCCCCTATTCTACACCAGCATTATCACTAAGTATAGGGAAATGACCAGTAAGTTCAGCATACTTAGCACATAATGAAGATTCATACTTATAGAAAGTCTTTGCATTATATGTTATTTCATCTCCCCAAGGAAGATTAATAGTTGCTTCTGCTAATGGTACATCAAATACATACCATTCTACTTTCTTACCATCACGAATAGCAGCATATTGTGTTTCAGTGATGTTAAAGTTAGTAACTGAACAAGTGCCTTTTGCTCTTGCTTTTCGAGTGCCACAGTTATAAGAACCATGCCTACCCTTCATACCAACATAAGTGCCACCAATCTTAACTATCTTACCATCAATTACAATAGCATAGATAAGTTCTCTGTAAGACTTATACTTATCTTCTAGTCCATTAACAACATTATATTGAATAGGATTAACTTCAGAATTCTTGATGAATCTATATTCTGGTTTTAATCCAGCATCAGCAATTTTATAAAATCCATATTTCAAAAATGTATCAATGGATAGTTCGTTACTAACATCAATACGGTACTCATTGAGTACATCAGGTAAATAACTCATTTTGTAGTTTTTAAACGACATGAGGAAGTTTTAAACGTCCTCATAATGTTATTGTATCATGTAAATATTAGTCTTTAATATTTAAGTCACATTTCTTATCATTATATGCCTTGACCACTAAAGACTTACCTCCCACATTAGGTGCGCCCATGTTAGATACATACTTACTCCAATCTATCTGTTCAAATATATCTCTTACATAATCTTTCCTTGCTTTGAATAAGTAATGAGTGGTAGTTTTTGGATCAACTGTATCAAAATCACATACTCCAATCTTACCCCAATACTTAAGTGCAAAATCCCAATATTCTTTATTCTTTATTTGTTCTCTAACAGCAGGTAATCCAGGTACATTATCACAAGTTAGAAACATTTCAAAATCTTTATGTTTAGTTGGTGGTCTTTCTCTTATTCTTATATCTCTTCCTAAAGAAATCTTAGACCAAACTTGCATACAACAAGGTACATTATATTCCTCACCATTTAATACAAATGAGTTCTTAGGTAACAATTCACTATAATATAATCCAAATGATTTATTTAATTGAAATTGTACTTTCCATGATGTTGACCATTTAGCAGGTACAATAAATGCAATTAATTCACTAAATGTTGCAGCATGATTAAAGAATCCTTTCGCAAGTGGATTCATATAACCTGATCCAAATGGTGGATTAGTTACTGTAGCTATTTTTATATTATTTGTAAGAGGATTATATGGAGATTCATAAGCAAAAAAATCCTGTTGGAGTATATTATCTCCTTCAGGTTCTATATCCATACCAATAGCATTAGATGGTAGATACTGTAATATATTACCAGAACCAGCAGAAGGTTCAATAACTAAATCAAACTTTTCTAATGGTGCATACTTATTAACAGTATCTACAAATCTCTTTGCTATTTCTGGATGAGTATAAAACTTATCAAAGTCTTTTGCATCAACCACCATCAATATCACATCCTATCATAGCACCTGTAACAATTCCAGTAGGAACTGCCCACCATCTGCCATTGCCTCTACTTATAGCAGCAGCAATTCCACCACCTAGTAATCCACCTGCAAGTGTACCTTCAGAACAATCATTATCATCAACTTCGTAATGGTTTTCCACTACTGTCCTTGTTGGTCTTGTAATTGTTGCTTTATTATTCTTACAAGGGAACTCAATAGTTTCCTTCCACGACCTTACATATCCAGGATTATCCTCCGTTCCTGGAATATATTCTTCTCTATACTCTGATCTATAACAAGATTTAGAAGAAGAATATCCTCCTTGAGATTCTACCTCACGACCAAAAGAAACCGTAGGAACTAACATCAAAGATGCAAGTAAAACTGCTGATAATTTCATACTACCCTCCATTAAGTTGACAACCTACCATAGAACCACCGATCATTCCTAAAGGAAC